TTATGACACAAAAGTTATTGCTCATCACTTAAAAGGTGGAAGTCAAATAGAGGGATCTTATAAGGAAGAACAGATCGAAGAAATAAGAAGCAAATACATAGAATGGATTTGGAGTCAATTATATGATTGATTTTAATTTTTATCCCACTAAATTAGTTTATGTCGAACAAATGGACAATAGCTTTAGTCAACTGGAATTCAATTGAATTTATTGAATATCACGCTAAATTTTTCCATTCATTTTCTGATGATTTTGAGTTTTTAGTTTGTGATAATACAAGTCCTTATCAGTCAGAAGAATTAGATGCTATTGCTGAAAAGTATGAAAAAATAAAAATTATTTATCCTGATGATAAAAACTTATCTCACGGTGGTGGGATCAATAATTGTTTAGGTAAGGCATCAGGTAAATATATTTTGATTATGGACCCAGATTTTTTCTGGATGAAGAAGTCTATCTTAAAAATTTTTGAACATTATTTTGATCAGGGTTATCATGCGATTGGAACGGAATTTTGGGATCATCCATTTCCGATGCCTTGGGGAGCAGCATACTACACTGATGAAATTCGTGATTTAGATTGTACTGCCAGAGTTGAAAAATATTGTGATAAATGTAATAACAAGATTTTGGACAAGTGGTCTGATACTGGTTGGGAGATAAGAGTTAGGTTGCACAATCAGCCTCATTTTGGTTTTAGAAGAGTTATGTCTACATGTGTTCCTTATATGGGAAATCATTTTTATGCATTTAGGCCGATCAGCTTTGTATATGATGGTAATTTTATTGCTCATCATTTGATGAGGGGAGAATACAAGGACACAGATTGGCATAAGGATTTTGTTAATGATGAGATGATTTTTGCGAGAAAAAATTACATTGAATATTTCTGGAACAATTTACAAGATTGAGGATTTATGGCTAGGTTAAAATGGACAATAGGAATAACGAATTGGGATTCTTTGGAATTCATACAATATCATGCAAAATTTTTCCATGAATTTTGTAGTGATTTTGAATTTATTGTTTATGACAACGAGAACATTCAAGGAACTGCTTCTTTCGATGATATTCGCAAAAAATATAATAACACAAAAATATTTCAGACTCCTAGTGTATCGCCGGGATGTCATGGACATGGTTTGGGATTGAATGCATGTGTTCAAATGGCTAAAGGCAAATACATCTTGCTAATGGACCCAGACTTTTTTTGGATGAAGAAAGATATATTGTCATTTTTTGAAAGTTATTTCAAGATGGGATATCATGCTATTGGCACAGAGTATTGGGGGAATACTTTCCCGATGCCTTGGGGTGCAGCTTATATTACTGATGAAATTAAAGATTTAGATTTGAGGGCTAAATCACATCCTTGTAATAAATGTAACAATTGGGTTTATGATCGTGATTATGACACTGGTTTTCAATTAAGAATAAGATTGAAGAATAAGCCATTTTTTTTCTTTAGAGAGTCTCAAAAAAGTTCAATTCCTGATTTGGGAAAATTAAATGACATGTATTCGCAAACATTTGTGTATGATGGGCGTAACATTGCACATCATTTGAAGGGAGGCAGTCAACCAAAAGAAGGCCAGAATAGAGATGAACTGATTGCGATTAAAAAGAAATACGCAGAATGGATGTGGAGTCAGTTGTGGGATTGAAAAAATAAACAAAATCTTGAAATCAAATCCATTTTAATTGAATCTCATCAATTATTTATGAAGAAATTTCAGGATCATTTTGGACAATGTTTGGCTGATTAATTTGATTCATACTATTCTTTGTTCTAATCCACTTTGTTCTAAGCCAATCATTAGGAAGTCCAAGACTTATTCCATATTCCTTTTCACCTTCGTATTTTGCAACAGCACCTCTTCCCTGATATGCTTGTCTTTTGCTACTAAGCCAATTTTTTAATTGTTTTTCTGATTCTATTTTGCTTCTTACGCTGGGATATTTTCCATTATCCCTGTAAAATGCAGCAAGTTTTCTTATTTTATCGTAATGTTCTTCTTTTGTAGTAATAATTTGTGGTTTAAGCCAATCATTCGGAAGCCCAAGACTTATTCCATATTCCTCTTCACCTTCGTATTTTGCATATTTCCCTCTTCCCAGATATATTTGCCTTTTGTCAGCAAGCCATCTTCCTAATTGATTTTCTGATTCCATCTTGCTCCCAATACTGGGATATTTTCCACTATCTCTGTAAAATGAAGCAATTTCTTGTATTTTTTGATTATTTTTTTCTTGTAATTTTAATTTTTCATTAGTAATTTGTAGTTCGAGCCAATCATTAGGAAGTCCAAGACTTATTCCATATTCTTTTTCTCCTTCATATTTTCCAACAGCACTTCTTCCCTGATATGCTTGCCTTTTGCCATTAAGCCAAATTCCTAATTGTTTTTCTGATTCTATTTTGCTAAATTGTCTGGGATATTTTCCATTATCCTTGTAAAATACAGCAAGTTGTCTTATTTTTTGATTATTTTTTTCTTGTAATTTTTCTTCACTAAATTGTGGTTTAACCCAATCATTAGGAAGTCCAAGACTTATCCCATATTGCTCTTCACCTTCGTATTTTGCAGCACCAGACCCTCTTCCCAGATATGCTTGTCTTCTTTTATTAAGCCATCTTCCTAATTGTTTTTCTGATTCTATTTTGCTTATAGTGCTGGGATATTTTCCATTATTCCTATAAAATGCAGCAAGTTCTTGTGTTTTTTGATTATTTTTTTCTTTATTTATGGTTGGATAAATAGTTGCAGTGCCATCTGCAAATTCTGATTCTTCTCGATATAACCAAAGTTTGAAATTCATCAATTATTTATGAAGAAATAATCGGATTTATGACAATAAAAAATAAATTATTTGCGGTTATTCTTCATAAATCTTCCAACATTTGGAAGAATATGGATGTGGAGTCAATTATATGATTGAAAAAATAAACAAAATCTTGAAATCAAATCCATTTTAATTGAAGCTCATCAATTATTTATACCGAAATTTCAGGATCATTTTGGACAATGTTTGGCTGATTAATTTGATTCCTACTATTCTTTGTTCTAAGCCAATCATTAGGAAGTCCAAGACTTATTCCATATTCCTCTTCACCTTCGTATTTTCTAGCTGCCAACGGATGTCCAGAATAGGCCTGTTTTCTTGCGCTCAACCATCTATTTAATAATGTTTTATTTGGAGGATAATTACCATTAACTTTGTAATAGTTGGCAAGTTCCTCAATTTTTTGATTATTTTTTTCTTGTAATTTTTCAGTAGTAATTTGTAGTTTAAGCCAATCATTCGGAAGACCAAGACTTATTCCATATTGCTCTTCTCCTTCATACTTGTTTAATTTTCCTCTTCCTGCATATGTTTGTCTTTTTGCTTTAATCCAATTATGCAATTTTTCTTCTTCTTTTAATTTGGCAAAAGGGTATCTTTTCCATTTTTTATAAAATTCCGCAAGTTCTTCTACTTTTTTGAAATTTTGATTTTTTCTTAATTTGTCAAGTTCTACTGACAAATCTGGATTTATTGGTATCGATTCATCATTAAAAACTTTTTCTCTTTGGTCTCTAACTTTTTCTGGAACTAAAGGATTTGCGTAATTTTCTTGGAATCCCTCTGACTTAATGAATTCTTTTATGATATTTTCCATATTGTTAATTTCCCAATAAGGAATCACAAGAAGAGGAATATTGTTTTCCTTGCAAAAATCATATTTTATTTTGTCTCTTAAAACACTTCCTTTGAAATGTGTAATTTCTCTGTGCCAATGTTTGGTAAATTTATAATGTTGCGCTCCATGAAATTCAACAACATATCTTCTGTTGTTTTCCTCAACTAAAAATGAAGCATCAAATCTCAAACATTTTTTATTGACACATTTATCAAACTGATATTGAACATCATGAGATCCAAATAATCTTTTAAGTATTTCGCCAAGTAAAACTTCACCCTTCGATATTGACGGAACTATTGATTTATTTTGTCTTATGATTGGAGAAGTAGTTGCAATACCATCTGCAAATTCTGATTCTTCTCGATATAACCAAAGTTTGAAATTCATAAATTATTTATGAAGAAATAATCGTCTTTATGATAATAAAGAATAAATTATTTGCGGTTCTTCTTCATAAATCTTCCAACATTTGGAAGAATCAGGAAAACTTACCGGATATCCCATCTTCCATTCTAAACTAATTCCAAGCTCATTTTTGCCAAAAGCACAATGTGTCATATTCTTGTTCCAACATTTTTCTTTGCTGGTGTGATAAATGTTTCTTGTCATGTTAAATATCAATTTTTTTCCAATTAAAAGAAAATGCGTGACTCTTAGACCAGTTGAACGAACAAGGTCTAAATACAAACCAAGAACAGTACCAAGACATTCTCCATGAATTGGATTTACTGGCTATTCTTGAACTAGATTCCGACCTGCCAGAAGACCAACAGTAATTTTCTGATATGCTTTTAATGAACATGTTCATTTTACTTCCCATCTAAAAAACTAATTTTAGAAATGTTGCTCCAGTTAACAGATCTTTTTGCATTGAATACATTTGATTCATAAAAATGCAAAATACCATGATCAGATCGACACAATGTGTCAAAACTAAATCTAGCAAAAGATATAAATCCCGTGAAACAAAAACATGAAGATAAATTATTTTTCTTGAAAATCATGATTCAACCACTCTTCCAGAATCTTGAAAAGGGATTTTAATCATCCATTCACAACCATTTGCTTCAAGATTTACCACATGAGCAACACTTTCCAATTCAGTTTGATAATGATTACTATCAGAATATCTTAAAGTTTCTTCAGCTTTTGCAAGAGCCTCATGTCTATTATTCGCAACCACATCAATCGTGTGTGTTTGCGTTGATGTAATCTTTACAGTGTAATTCATATGCTTTTCCTCCAAGACTTAGACCAAGCCCAAGCCCTAGACCTAGACCACGACCACGACCACGACATGGATTTAGACCAAGACTTAGACTTAAAACCAGAACCAGAACCAGAGTAAAACAAAGACCAACATTCAATCTGCGAAAAACTATTTGTTCTAAGAATCATATATTTTTACTCCAAGACTTAGAAAAAGCCCAAGCCCTAGACCACGACCAATACTTAGTCCAACGCTGAAGAACAGACCAGCATTTAGATGACCTGTTGCGATTGTGTTTGAATATCACAAATCACCATTAAACAAAGTCATGCAATCTTCTGAAGAATTAACTATATTCTGCGACCAACAAAAAGATTCCCCAAAAGACCAAGAATTATTCCACCAAGACCAAGACCCCCATCTGTTGTCGGCAAAAGTCCTGCAACAACATTCTCCTGTCCTGAACATAAATCACCACCAACTACTATAAAAAACATAAAGTCCATCACCTATTGCTCTTCTAGCCTGATAAATGAAATCAATATCATTCCTGATCGATTCATCATCAGGATGATTGTCTCCAAAGAAAAATCCTTCCGTATGAGGAAGATTTCCCAACCTAACATCTTTTTCCAAATCTTCTAAATCTTCTAATTTAAGAGAAACATAATCACAATTGAAATCTCCTGTACCACCTTTTCTAAAGAATAGATTTCTCATCCACCCATGAAGATCATGATGCTTACGCCAGTAAAATAATTGATTCTTATCGAGCCCTTCCACAAAAACCGGATTAATGTCTTTCATTTCAATAAAATCTTCTTTTTTAATTGAATAAACAAACATATCAAGTCCCATTATCCACTACCTTTCAAAATCAACTTGGCTTCAGACATATCTAAAAAACAATCATAACCCTCTACCAAAGCACAATACTTACCCTGCCTAGAATTGTACTCCCTACGATAATCAATACCTCTCTCTAAATCCATAACAAAAAATTTACCACAACGAATTGCAAAACCCAACACAATAGCCTTAGCATCTAACAATTTACCCAACTTATCATGACGAAAATGTATCCTCCCCAAATCAACCCAATATGTCCCCCAATCTACCATCAACTCAACAGGCCTATCTCCATACCTGAAATCAGTCAAATTACTAATCTTGCCTGAAGGCAAAAATTCCCGATCACTATCAGAACCAGATAAATCCAAACCAAATAAATCACCAACAACATCCTCAATCAACCAACCAAGAACAAGATCAGAACCATACTCCAATACCGACCTCTTATCACGATGACTTATATCCAACATCCGATTAACATATGATAACTCAATCTCGTTCAAACTATTAGTCAAAATACCCTTAAATAACTTAAACTTGTCAAGATTAGTACCAGAAAAAACAAGACCACGATATCTGACCAGATAATCCAAAAGATCTAATCCCTCTGAAACACAAAAATCACGAAGCAAATTCAACTTCTCGCCTATCATGATCAAACTCCATTAAAATTCGCCTGACCAAAACATAGACCAACTCCAAGGCATAGACCTATATAATTGCTTTCCACGAATCCACCATGTCGAACGAACACGCCTGTATCCCTCGATAGTGCGCCAATTGGACATCATTGTCGATCTAGACCATTCTCTGGATTTATTATGCGTATTTGCCCTAAGAATCATTAGAATATCCATGAATTTCTAAAA